CAAGCTCTCTTGGCGAAAAGTAGGAACGGAAAGAAACCACTAACACAGGAGAAACTAAATGCTATTTCTTCTGACGGAGGGGGACGTTCTAATGCCAAGGAAGAAGTTTTACAAGGAAGGACTTGGAATGAATCTCTCCGACAGCTTACTAAGAAATAGCTTAACCGGAGGAATACATGGCTAATCTAGCGACCACCGTGCAATGGGATACTATACGTTCCCTTACGCACCCAAAGGTGGCCAAAAAGATAAGTGATAATATCACTCAGCAAATTCCTCTCATTTATCTACTGAACAAAATCGGACATAAGGAATATGAATCGGGTGGGTTCAACTACTCGTTCCCTGTTCTTAAAGAATTGCCTCCAGTACAGGGCTACACAGGTCTACAGACATTAGACGCTATGGAAGCTGACCCTGTTACTTCGGCGATATTCGAGAGAAAGCAGCTCACAGTACCTATCATGTTATCAGGTACGAAGATGTTGCAGAACTCGGGTTCCGATGAAACGGCAGCTGTGAATTACATTGCCGCTCAGATAGAAATTGCAGAGGAAGCAATGAAGGACGCAATGGCTGGTTCCACTCGTGGAATCATGAGTTCATTAGGCGAAGGCGACCAAACAGGTATCACAGGGTTTCAGAACCTGTTACCTAACGTACAGACAACCGGCGTAGCTGGCGGTCTTGATAGAGCAGTCTATAGTTGGTGGAGAGCACAGACATCTTCATGCTCTGCTTCTTTTGGTCTTAATGGATTGGCAACAATGAGAAAGCTATTCATTAACACCTTCCGTGGAGATGAAGCACCGTCTGTAATCGCCATGACACTATTGACGTATGCAAACTATTGGACAGCCTTGAATGGGACAGTTACTTACAATGTTCCGTCGCCAAAAACACAGTTCGGGGATATAGGTTTTGAACACTTATTCCTTAACGGTGCAGTTTGTTTACCAGATTATTATATGCCTGCAAACACTGCTTATTTCCTTAACCTGAAGTACCTGAAACTCGTGGTACACCAGGAGAGGGATATGGCCATCCGTGATTTTATCGCACCCGAAAATCAGGACGGTTTGCTGGGACGTATTTATTGGGCGGGTAATATGGTTTGCACAAACCTTGCAAGACAAGGTGTAATGTGGGGAAGCCCCGATTCATAAAAAAGGAGATATGACAATGAGAAAATTATTCGTATTTGTTGTTCTATCCCTCTTTATTATGAGCGGGATAGCATTTGCTGAACAGGGGGCAACCTCTTTCAGTGGTAAGAATTACATTGAACAGTCAGTATATGTTGACGCATATAATGGCACAGCAGGTACCTTAACTCCTAACGCAGTAGTTGTATTTGACTCTGCTTTTGGAGCCGCTGGAACAACCTTTGCTCTTTCTGGTGGTACGATTTCGCCTGGGAGTACAATGATTGTTTCTGGTGCTGCTGTTTCACAGTGTACCACTCAAAGCACGCCGTTAATATTTGGAGTTGTTGACGGTAACGGTACATACATAGCGTCATCTACATCAGGTCGTATCTGTATTAGAGGACCGCACTTGGTAATGGTAGGAACTGCCCCGACATTGGGCAACCTATACAGCCAGGGAGCACTAACTGGAAAAGCGGATTATAACCCGATACTGCCAGGTACTGCCACAAGTTTCGTTGGGATTTGTATTAACACTACGACAACCGCCACTTTAGCTGGTGTTGGTAATGGTGCTTGTCTAATGTGGGTACAGCCTCAGAGGAACCTGTAACTATTTGGTTTTCGGTGGCTTTCCATAAAAAAGCCACCAATCTTTGTCTTGCATTAAAGGAGAAAAATGGCTAAAGAGAAAATGAATATCCTTGATAATATGGAATATCAGGAAGTACTACGTGTAAATATTGCTAACCTTAAAGCAGAGTTACAAGAGTTACAGCGTCAGGTGGCAAATTCCTCAGTAGAGGTTGCACAGAATAAGGATATGCTCCTTAGGGACAAACGTGAATTTGACACTATTAAGGCAAGAGAACTAAAAAAGACAGAGATAGAAAAACAGACGATACTTAATTCTATCGTAGCTCAAAAAGAAGGTCTTAAACAAGGTGAGGCAAGCTTAGTACGCAGGTCAACAGACTTACAAAGCAGAGAACTCGCCGTAATGAAGCTTGAAGAAGAACGAAAGAAAGTATTAGACTCCCGTATTGAGATACAGAGATTACTTGGAACAGCAAAGTCCGAGCTACAGAGGGCAACGCTTGAGAAAGCAAACTCACAGTCAGCTCTTGCTGAGATAGACTCCCGTGAAAAAGAAATCAAGAAAGCAATAGAGGATATAAAGCTAAGAGAAACCGAGTTAGCTTCCCGTGAGAACACTATCAGTAAATTAACCAAAGACACCGACGCCAAATTAACCAATGTTCTTGAGATACAAAAGAATATTGAGCCAAATTTAAAGGCTTTAAAAGAAACCGAAGACAACAACAGGAAGATTTTAGACGAGATAAAGCAAAAAGAACAGTCTGTAAATGGTAAGTTAGAACAAGACCGTTCCCTTATTGCCGAAATACAGAATCGTGAGATAAAACTAAGACAAAAAGAAATAGAAGTCAACTCTAAGTTAGAGGAAGCAACCCGTCGGCTGTTATTTGCCGATAAAGCGGAGAGATGAGCGGATATAACTTTACACCTAACACAGGACCACTGTCGTCAGACTCTGCAGGCAATCAGATATTTTGGATGCCTGTAATTTATATGGGGATAAAGTCTTCCGCTCTTACTGCTACTGGCACAGCGGCTAAACTAACAGGCACTCCTCTTGCAGGTCGTAAGGTTGTGATGATAACCAACAACTCTGCGTCTGATATTTTGTATATAGGGGATAATTCCGTAACCACTGCAACGGGAACTCCTATCTCCGCAGGGGCAGTACTGATAATAATGATAGCAGACAATATAGATTTATGGATAGTTTCAAGTGGAGCTTCTACTGACACACGTATTTTGGAGGGCCTATGAGTACCCGTTTACAGTTATTTAATGATATCGTAGCAATAAGTAATGTTCAAAGTCAACCGACTCTTATCCAAAACTCAATAAACTACGCATTAAAGAGGGTGTACTCATCATTTGACTACCCCTACTACCTCCAAGACAAAGGTGTGATAACTACCGTCGCCCCCTACAACACTGGTTCAGTTGACGTAACTCTCAACTCCCCGACAGTTACAGCTCATGCAGCAAGCGGGGCGACGTTTACTATCTCAATGATAGGCAGTAAGTTCTCTTTGCAGGGCCAAAATGCGATTTACAGGGTAATAGCCGTGCCTACAGCGTCCACCTTAACGCTAAACGTGGTGTTTCAAGGTACTTCTGCCACCTCACAAACCTATAATATTTACCAAGACGAGTATAGATTAGCCGCAGATATGGACAAATACAAGACATTCAGGCAGTCACAGAATAATATTTCTCTCTCTCAATTCCCTATTACCGACTTTGACGAGCTTCACCCTATGCCTACGGCTTTCGCTGACCCTGTTTATGCCTTAATGTGTGGTACGCAGTTAGATACTTACTCAACGGGGACAGTAACTGCTACTGCTAACACCAACGTAATCACAGGAGTGGGCACTTCTTGGACTACTGTTCAGGGTTTAGGGAGAATGAATACGATAACTTTGCCTACTCAAACCACCCCAAGAAATGTCTATACGATTAAATCCGTGGATAGTGATACTCAACTAACTGTTTATGAAACAATTTCGATAAACGTTGCCGCTCTTTCTACCTATTCTATCTCCCTTAAAAACGTCCGTGTTCAGTTATACCAAATTCCCTCTGCGTCAAGGACACTTTATTACAGATACTTTAGAATACCCGAACCATGCGTTAATGATTGGGACGTTCCAGATATGCCAGATAGCTACCATTGGGTATTGATACATGGAGCTTTGACTTTCGTTATGGCACAAAAAGGCGACTCACCGAGTACAACGTATAACCAAACAGCTTTTGCCGAAGGACTAAAAGAAATGCAACATAAACTTGGTTCTTTAGCACCCGATATGCAGTATAGAGTAAAGTCAATAGATAGAATTCAGAAAGGAGTACGTCTGGATGGTCTTGAAAGTAGTTCGTATGACCGAAGGTTCAGTCAGCCATGATAAAGAAACTTAGTTTAATAATTATTGGATTACTCATAACGACTTCGTGCCAAGCGGCTGTGACGTGGCAGAAATTTAATTATTTCTCCAACAACGGTGGCCTCAATAACACTCTCTCTCCGACTGAGATAGCTGACAATGAAGCTACCGACCTACAGAACGTTGTATTTGATACCGGCGGTGCAATAAGTAAGAGATATGGTTATGGTATCGTTCCATCTGACGCCGCTTATACAATCTCAGGTGGGACAAACTGCGTAGTAACGGGGGTATATGTTTACAGGAAAAATGACGGTAATCGTTACTTGGTTGCTACTGGTTCTGTCAATAACGCTTCTGCTGCTATATCTTATAAAACTTATTCCTTGGGAGGCGGGATACCTGCTGGACCTTATACAGATATAACAGGTTCAGGCACAGTTCCTACTACAGGATATACTAATAACTCTTTCACCTCATTTACTGTTGCTTCTAATACTCTTGTAATGGCCTTGCCTGATAGCGTGGGACAGAAACCCTTTATGTGGTCAGGGTCAGGAGTCGTTACCGCTCTTACCGCTGATACACGGGCTCCTACTTGCTCGATAGTTGTCTATTATAAAAACCAGTTATTCACTAACGATACTATAAATACCTCCCGTGTTCACTTCTCCGACCTTACAAACGGAATAACCGTATGGCCTTTAATAAACTTCATTGACGTCAATGTTAATGACGGACAGTCAGTTCGTGGTTTGGTAGCGGCATTTAACGCTCTATATATCTTTAAAGACCGCTCTATTTGGTGTCTAACGGGAGATAACATAGATAACTTCACCTTACAGTTATTGGTTTCTGATGTAGGTACAATGTCGCAACAGTCACTAAGTGTAATTGGTAACTTCATTTACTTTACTACCGCACAAGGCGACGTCGCTGTCTACGACGGAACCTACAACGTAGTTTATCCATCATCTAAGATACGGGGTACTATCGGTGGATTAAACTTCTCCCGTGCGAATCAAATGCTTACCATTCCGTTCTCTACTTATAAATATGCCAATTATGACTTGTATGTATCGGGTTCTTCTGCGGCATCGTCAACTAACGATACGGTTCTTTTCTTTGATACTGAAAAGAAAGCATGGTCAGTATTTGGTGGTTGGTCACCTAACGCTTGGTGTGTGGGAGATAATGCAGTAGGTCAGAATATCTTAATCTGGGGAGATTATGGTGGTTACTTATATTATTATCCCACTACTACAAGTTCTGATGTTACTAATACTCAACCTGCCGCTGATACTAATTCTAAATTATTACTTCATTTAGATAATAATGTAACTGATAGTGCGGGAGGAAAAACTGTAACTCCTACAGGATTAACGTATTCCTCTACTACTGGACAATATAAATGGGGATTATCGGGTGCTTTTGATGGTGCGACAACTTTTCTTTCTGTTGCCCATAGTACCGATTTTGATTTTGCAGGAAATTTTACTATTGACTGTTGGGTCAATATACCAAGCGTATCAACTACTTATTATGTATGCGGAGATAGCAACTGGAATGCTGGTTCAGATGGTTGGTGTTTAGTATTTAATTCAGCAGGAAATATAGATTTTGCCGCAATGTATTCAAGTGGTTGGACTATACGTTTGAATGTTGCTCACGGGATGTCTATAAATACGTTATATCATATCGCTATTGTAAGAAACGGGACAGCAGTTACAGCTTATGTAAATGGAAACTCTGTCGGGACAGTAGCGAACAGTCCTGTTACTAATATAACCGCCGCAAGCAGTGCCTTTCAGGTTGGTAAATGCGTATCAGGAACAGCTTTGTTTTTTAGCGGATATATAGATGAGTTAAGAGTTTCTAATACCGCTCGCTGGACTACCAATTTTACAGTTCCTACTGCACCATATGGAATTTCAACTACCGCTAATACCGCTATCAATGCTTACTACCAAACGAAGTGGTGGAAGTATCAGGATTTATCTCTTGCCTATAAATACTGGCGTGTAGTAACAACTTACGTCTTATCCCAAACAAATGGTTGTACTCTTTTAATGAATTGTGATAATGATTACCAATTAGGAAAACAGTTTGCTATTACTTTGGGTCAATCCCTTGCTCTCTGGGATACGGCTATCTGGGACCAATCTCTTTGGGGTGGACAATCACTAATTGTAGACCGTCAGGAAGTAGAGTTAGGAACGCAGATGTTTAGATTGAAATATTCTAATAATAATGTTGGAGAGGGATTTACTATATTCGGGTTTATAAATTATGTGGAACCTACTGACCAAGTGTAGTTTATTTATTTTTATAACGGGTGTCGCATACGCAGGGGTAATGCCTGACCCTCCAACAGTGGACGACTCAAAAGCAACGCTAAAGTATTTTAAAACAATTCACGATAATATGAATAACTTAACAGTAGTAACTCAAGACCCAAATCATAATAGAAATGGAAGATATGGTGATATGGTGATATATAAAAATGGTGCAACATTCACAGTTAAAATTTGTGTAACCGAGCCGTCTGGAACAGGGTGGCAATAAGGAGATGACATGAAGAAACTTTTGATTATTCCGTTTTTACTTTGGGCAACGACAGCATACTGCAACCCAAGCAATTCTTTGAGTCTTACGAACGTAGTTTCGGGTACGGTTATTTCATCTGTAACGCAGAATAACAACAACAACACAACAGTATCAACCTACAACTCTCACACTCATGCTGACATAGCTCAATTAGGCACAGTAACCGTTGGTGTGTGGAACGCAACGCCTGTCCAGATACAATTCGGTGGAACAGGTCAGACAACGGCTTTAGCGGCATTTACTGCCTTAACTCCAATGACAACATCAGGTGATATGGAATACATGGCAGGAACCGTGCCTACAAGGCTTGCAATAGGCACAGCAGGCACGTTCTTAGCAACAGACGGTACTACCCCTCAATGGGTAGGAATAAACCTCGCTAATGGCGTAGGAGCAGGCACAAATCCAACTGTAGGTTGTGTAACGGGGATACTACCAACAAGGAATGGTGGAAGTGGGATAGCGGGAAAAACAATATCTGCGGGAACATATACGGGAACTAATGCCACTATCGCTATCGCTCACGGTTTAGGAACAACACCAAAAGTAATTCATATATTTGGGACTGCCGATACTTGGCCTGCTATATGGATTTCAGGTATGAATATTTTACAGGCAAGCGGTAACTCTGCTGTAAAGCCGACTTTCAGTGCTGATGGAACAAATTTTACAATTACAGACTCTGGCTCTCATTATTACACTCAAACAGGTACGATTTATGATTGGGTAGCCATTGGTCAGTAAAATCCTTGGTCTTTTAAACCAAGAGGGAATTAAATATAATGAAGAACTCAAAAAAGAACTCCAAGAAGCCATTGACAATAATTGTTTCCACTTTATCAGGCGGGGAGAAAAAGATGCCGCTTTCTTCACATGGATTGTTACCAAAAAACGAGAACAGTTATTCATATACATCAACAACTTTTTCACCATCGGCGAATTTAAAGGGAAAATCAATTTCTTACAGATAAGAAAGTTTATGAGAGAAAAATATCCTAACGGAATTTATTACTTTCATAGAGATAAAACTAACAAGTTCTACTACACGAGGTGACATATGAGTTTTGGCGACGCAAAGAGTAAGGCGGCTGGAGGTATTTCAGAAGCTGGCTCTACAATGTACAATCGCAGTAAAATGACAGACCAAGAAAGTCAGCAGTACGGACAGTCTTTTAATCAAGGTAATATGTTGCAACAACTCTACCAGTATTTTAGCGGTATGGGACAAGCACCGTCGGGCTATCAAAACTCTGAACAGCAGTATCAACAGCAAGGCCCAATGGCACAGAATATCTACAACACTGTATCAGGTCAGGCCGCTAATCCCTATGCAGGGTGGGAGTCCTCTCTGCAGCCTAACTTACAGCTTGCAACACAGAACGTCAATCAACAGTCTAACAACCGAGGCCTTTTAAACAGCGGTATAAATTTAGAAAGTTTAGGTAGGGCAGGTGTTGAAGCCGCAGTCGCAGACGCTCAGAATCGTATGGCTTATGGTCAGCAGTCATTACAAAATGCCCAAGGATTAGAGAATACAATGTATGGTAATCAACAGACGGGTATACAGAATATGAGTAATCTTTATAATTCTCAACAGGGATATGGACTTGAAGCTATGAAACGTCAGGCAGGTGCGGCACAGAATGCGGCACAATATCAGGCGTATCCATATCAGGCTTCGCTCGGCAATGCTTACGGTATGCAGAATGGAGTAATGAGTTTAGGAAATAATGCGATACAGAATTTAATGCCAGTGTTTAATTCACCCACGAATAACGCCAAGACGTTTGGAGGAGGTCAATAATGGCACTCGGAGACCCATTTTCAGCTACAATGCAAGGTGCTCAACAAGCATTAAGTCCTGATGTTATGAACCAGCGTTTTCAGGAACAGCGTCAGAAACAGCAACAAGACCAAGATAGACAAAGAATACGTCAGCAAGGTCAGCAGTTAATGCAACAGTTTGGAATGATTAATCCTGACGGAACGCCGAATATGGAAAAAGCAACTTCTCTCGGTGTAGATATTAAGAGTGACGGAGAAGTGTCTATTAAACCACCTCAGAAAATACTTACTCCTATGGAAAGTGTTTTACAATATAAATCAGCCGAAGAAGCCGCCAAAACTCAGGGTGTTGACGCTACTCCATCGGTTAATGCTAAAGGTCAGGTGAGTTTTAAAGGCCCAACTCCTCAGATGAAAGAAACTGGTGATGAAGCTACTCAAATTTACGAGGGTATTAAGAACGGAACAACCTCTCCGTTACTAACGGGTTTGGGTAGGACGGGGTTAGCAGGTAAAATAATAGCGTTAGCTTCTAAAGACAAATTTGACCTAAAGAAATCTCAACTTGATTATATTGCTACTCAAACACTAACAAAAACAATGAACCAAAACCAAATGGTTCAGTTAAGGACAGCTCTTAACTCTGTTCAAATGGATTTAGAACCAATGAGAGAGTTAAATAATGAGTTTGAGAGGACTGGTTTTACCCCATTTAACAAAGTCGTAGTTGGGGCAAGAATGAGCGGTATATCAGGAACACCGAACTATGAATTAAATCAGGCAGAAACAAAGAATATGTCACAAGACCAAGTTCAGGTTGCTACCGAATTTATAACCCAGCTAAACTTGATGAAGGATAATATGGCAGTAGCGTTTGTTCGTGGTGGTGTGCCTACCGACCAAGCGTTTGAATTAGTTAATCAAATCTTAAATCCTACTTATGGACAAAAACAGTTTTCATCGGGTTTAGACCAAGTAGAAACTAATTTAAGACTGAGAGATAAGGCAGTAGCAGATATTACTCCCTATACAGTAGGTAGTACGGGTAGCCAACAGGGAAATGTAATGCAAACTCCTCAAGGTCAGGCAATTCAGGCAGGACAACAGGGTGGTAGTAAGGCACAGAAAATAGGGCGGTTTCATGTTGAAGAAATAAAAGCAAATAACAATGATTCTGAACGTCCGTTATCTTATGCCGAGAAAAATAATATTAAAATACCTAAATCTGTTTTAGACCAATATAACACTTATGATGTTATGGATTATTTAACAAAAAAATACAATATGACTTGGAGAGAGGCTGGAGATTGGGCCGTTGACCACAACATGGGAAATTTGCAACCTCCCAATCAAAGAAATTATACTTCAAAAAGTATAAATAAAAATGATGAAAGTTCAGATTCAGAAGATACAAGAAAAAGAGATGATAATGAACAACAAAGATTAAATATGCGGAGAATGGTAGTTTCTCCTAAATAAAGAGGATAATTTATGCCAACATATAAAGTAACTGACCCCACAAGCGGTAAATCGTTAAGTTTAACGGGTGATAGTCCACCTACTGAACAAGAATTAAATGATATATTCTCTAAGACATCTCCTAAACAATCAATGTCCCGTGAAGAAGCCACACAAGCCATTAATGCTCCAAAGCCACCTAATCCAATGTTAGAGGGCATTACAGGGGCTATTAAAGCTCTTACCCAACCAAATATCTCTAAAGACAGTGCTATGAAAATGCCTGGTATTGGTGGAGCGGCTCAGCTTAATCCGCAATGGGGTTCTTTAGGAATGTTTCTGCCTAATATAGCAGGTGGAACGCCTGATTTAAAGGTTGGTGGTATCAGTATGCCAACCTCTAAAGAGAGTATGGGTGCTCAACAGATGTCAGATATGTCTTCTCCTGTGGGTATGGCAGGTGCGGCATTAGCGACAATGCCTGCGTTAGAAGAGGCTCTCCCTGGGGCTATGAGTGCCATAAAACAATCAATAGGAATGAATACACCGCAAAAGGTTTCTTCTTTATCAAGAGAGGTAGAAAATTCTTTAGTTCAATCTAAACAAGAAGTAATGGAACAATTTGGGGAGAAATACGGAGAATTGGTAAAAGACTCAGATAAGACAATTAAATTAACTAACCCATTAAATAGTCTAAAAGAAAACTATGGTGACTCATTAGGGAGAATATCAGAACAACCAAACTTCCTTGATGCCTTAGAAGCCAAAAATCCTATTGCCAAAAGAATAGAAAGTATAATAAAAACAGTAGAAGAAAATCCTAACCAAGAACTTTCTTTACAAGAAGCGGATAAACTCCAGAAATGGATAAAAGATTTGCCAGGAATAAAGTCTAAAATAGCAAAAGGTTTTAAAGCCGATTGGACTGATTCCGACAGAATCCTCTTAGATTTTGCTAACGATTTAAAGGGAGAGGTTGTTGAGCAGGTTCCCGAACTAAAACTCTATAATCAAGGCTACGGGGATTATATGAAAGCTTATAAGGGCATTAGAGGTGACTTAGGATTTAATAAGACTGAGAATACAATGAAGAATTTTGATAAGTTAAGTGCAGATAAATCATTAGCATTTAAGAAGGTTTTACCAAGTAATATTATTTCTAAGATGACTAAGTTTAATTCTGCTCATAAGATAAACCAGTTATTAAAGATTCTTGGTGTGGGGCTTGGTGCGGGAGCCGCTACTTATGCGGGCGGTAGCGTGGCAGGAAGTGCTTTTAGACACGCCGCTCGTTAAAGTAGATGATATAAAGATACAGAAAATAGCAAAATACCTAAGAACATTAATATAACCATACTCTAATTATACCATATGGACACTAAAAATACAAAAAAAAGAACTTGGCTCTGTATTGATAGCGGGTTGTATCTTGAGCTTGCGGCAGGTCTGGCAAGACACGGAGATAAAGTCTATTACTACACCGATTGGACAAGCTCTTTCTTCCCTAAATACGAGGACTTTGCCATTGGGCTTGGTTTTGATGGAGTAGAGAAGGTCAAATATTTCTGGGATATAATTGATAAGGTTGACGCTATATTTTGTCCAGATGTCCATAAAAATGATATGATAGCGTGGCTTAGGAAACACTTTCCCGAAAAGCCGATATACGGAAGCGGGCAGGGAGAGAAGATAGAAAATAGTCGGTGGGGATTAAAAAAAATCATCTCCGAAATAGGATTACCGTTACAGGAGAGTATTAAGATAAAAGGTATACCTGCTCTTACTGAATATATAAAGAAAAATCCTGATAAGTATGTAAAGATAGATATTTGGCGTGGAACAATAAATTCTTTCTATGCCAAAGATTATAAGTCGGTTGAGTTACTTTTAAAAGATTGGGAGCAAGCTCTCGGTATCTATGCTGATGAATTTGAATTTGTTGTAGAAGAAGCAATACACACTGACAATGAATTTGGAGTAGATACTTTCTTTTCAGGCGGAGAATACTCTGATTACTCTTACTACGGCCTTGAATTATCCAAAAACTCCTATTTAGGTAAACTTGTTCCTACAGAAAAATTACCCAAACCTCTCTTAGAAACAATGACTAAATTTAAGCCAGTTCTTAAACAGCTTGATGTTCGCTCTGCCGTAAGCACCGAAGAAAAGATTGTAACTACCGCTAAACATTTTTTCTTAGATATTTGTATGCGTGCTCCTAATCCACTTGGATTGCTTTATCCAGAGATGATAGATAATTGGCCTGAAATGTCTTGGGATATTGCTTCTAATAAACCGCCTAAGTTAAAATCAATGTATAAGTATGTAGGAGCTGTTCCGTTGTATAGTAACCATACAGAAAATCATTGGGTTAAGGTAGATTTCAATCCCAAATTAAGGTCTAATATTAAATTTATGACGGTTTGTAAGAAAAACGGTAATTATTACGCTGTTAAAAACTCCCCCGAAGAGGTTGTGTGTGTCTTAGTGGCGGGTGACCAAACCGTAGATGGAGTTGTAAAGCAATTAAAGAAATTAGCGGGTGAAGTAGATTGCTATGGTATAGATAAAGGTGCAGTTGGTGATTTGGATAGGATTTCAGAAACACTAAATAAAGCTAAAGAAGTCATAGGAACCTTTTAATGGACATAATAAACTATATTCCTAAATCAGGCGGCATCCCCTACACAGGTGCAACCTCTGATGTTAATTTAGGGGTACATAACTTCGTTACCACAGGCACTCTCGGAGCAGGGGCAACTACTCTCACAGGCGATCTTACCGTTGGCTCTACTACCGCAGGAAAGAATATCTCAGCTAACGCAACTCTTGGTTCTGAACTCTGCCCTTCCTTTGACCCCGCTAACTGGACCGCTACAAATGGATGGGCGGCTAATGGTGCGGGAACAACGATAACAAGAGTGAACAACGCCTCTAATGGTACTTGTATCCCATCAGGAGTAGGAGCTACTCCGATCGCTGGAGTGACTTATAAGATAGTTATTACCGCCTCTGTAGGAGGTAGCGGTGCTACTGGATTTACTTACGGAAGCGTACCTAAGTATGCATTCTCAGCTACATCTGCTCAACAAATTGTTGCTGGTACAACTACCTATTATGTCACCGCATATTCCACTGAGAAGTTTACTCTCTATGGAAATGCTACCTATACCTGTACTATTAATTCAATAAGTATCATACCTCTTACCTCTAATACTGGTGATGTATCTATAGGTGGAAATTTACAGTTAGCAAGTCCTGTGCAAACATTAGCTGGAGTAGACTCTTATGTAATTGACCCCGATGGAAGGTTAAGAGTAAAGTCTGGAAAGTTTACTGTAGGCGCACAACTATCTGGTTATGACATCTGTTTTAATGGTTATGTCTATATTGATAGAATGGACCTAGGTCCGCATACTTTATACTTAACACCAACATATGCTTTAGAACTTGATTATAATGGTGGTCTTGCCTCTGGGATAAAAACTTCTGGTAATCTGCACAATGACTTCCTAATTTATACCAATGGAGTAAATCAATGGACAGTAACATCTACTGGAGCGTTGGTTGCTGGATTCGACGGGACTGGTGCACAGGCTATTACTACCACAGGAGCCATATCAGGGGGTTCCTTAGCTCTTACGACAGATTTAACTGTCCCGAATGGAGGAACAGGATTAAGTTCTGTAACTGCTTATATGCCTATCGTCGGAGGCACTACTACTACAGGGGCATTACAGTCTGTTGCTACAGGTACTCAATCCTATCCTCTCGTTTATAATGGAACTGGTTCTTTACCAACATTCACATTGCTTCCAGTAGCAGGGGGTGGATCTGGTAGAGCAACCGAGACAGCTTATTGTCTGATTGCAGCAGGGACGACTACTACCAATGCACAGGTCAGTATAGCTAATAGTGCAACAGTCGGAGCGGCTCTCTTGGGTGCAGGAACATCAGCTGTACCTGCATACAACACAGGCGTAGTCTATGCTTCTACTATCCTAAATGTCACCGGAACAGTGAAGTCTACCTCGACGACAACCTTTCAATCTCAGGGTCTTTATGATGCAAATAACTATTGGAGTCTTCAGTCTGACTCGGCAGGAGTTATCACTTTCGGGGTTTCTGCGGCGGCGACAACGGGTGACATCCTAATCAAGCCTAAAGGTTCAGGGACTCCCGCATTACTCTCTGATATGGGTTCTATGATTCTTGGGGGCAATGGTCTAACCAATAACGAGAAGATTACTCTAGACTTTGAAACTAATGCAAATGTCGTTGGTGTATCTTCGACTACAGGAGTAACTCAGTTCGCACTTACTAGTATCGACTTAAACATGCCAGCTAATGACTGGATTACTGACACTACTACAGGGTCTATGTTTGCTACAGCTACTGCACAAAAGTTAGCGTTTCATGGAGCAACTCCTGTGATTCAAAGAGCCAACGCAGCACAGGCACAGGTAGCCACTACAGGTAGCACCCTAGTTACCCCCTATGGTTATACTACCTCTGCTCAAGCTGATGGAATCGTTGCATTACTGAATGAGATTCAAGCAGTGTTGGTCGAGAAGGGTATTATGAAAGGTAGTGCATAGTGGCAGCCCCAGTCACACAAACTCACTTTAGAATATATCAAGATGATGCAGGGGTAGGTCTAGAATCTGCTTATGCGGCAGAAGATACTAACGTAGCAGCTATTCAATCTACAATAGCATTACCTCCGGTTATAACAATATTAAGAATCCAATCTTTGACTACTCCTGTTCAAACTGGATCTACCTGTACCCTACAATATAGTATTGATGGTGGGGCTTATGCTCAAGTCCCTACGACTATAGGAGCAGACTTTATCTCCATGGCAGACAGTCCTTATTTTACAAACGGGGCTTCAGTAGATTCTATACTTACTGCTCCTGGTGGTGGGACTGATTGGACTGCTGGTTCCGCTCAAGATACTTCATCCCAGATTACTGGAATTAATCTTAGTACTAATTGGTGGCAAGAAAATCTATGGTCTATCTATTTCTCTGCAAGTGCTGTCGGACATGTCTATACTTTCCATCAACTTTATTCTGTGGGGAGTCAGACTTGGACTTCAGTACCATCAATCACGGTTAAGAACTCTTACTTTAGGATACATAATGTCTGATACTGGCTGGATAAATCCATCGTACGGAACTGATGACTCAAGTACAGGTGCATCTACTTGGGCAAACCCTAGTTATATAACATCACACAATACACAATATTCGACAAATACAGGTTTGACTGCAACATATATTACACATTGGATAAAAGGTACTTCATATAATTGTGGAATTCCTACAGGAGCAACCATAACCGGAATAGAAGTCCAAATTTACAAGTATTGTCAAAGTGCTTCAAAAGCCTACGATGTCCATTGTCAATTAATAAATGCAGCAGGAACAATTGGCGGAACAGATTTAGCTATCGCTGGTGGAACATATTGGCCTAGTTCTGGGGTTTACTCATCTTATGGTGGTTCATCTCAGCTTTGGGGTAGGTCTTGGGCACCTGCTGATCTTAATGGAACAAGTGCAGGAGTAGCTCTGTCAGCTTACACTGGAACCTGTTTTATTAAAGGGACGAAGATATCGACACCAAAAGGATATATTGCCATAGAGAAGTTGAAGGTAGGAGATACTATTATAGCCCATGATAAGACTTTGGTAAAAGTAGAGGCAAATAGTTCTCATATCGTAGATAAAGTAATATGTCTAAACAATCAAGTTACAGCTTCACAAGAACACCCATTTCTCACCGACAAAGGTTTTGTAAAACTTGGTGAGCTTAAACTTGGGGATATGGTGGTCAGAAATGGTTTATATGCAAAGGTTACTTCTTTAAAAATTATTGAGAAGAAAACTAAGGTCTATAATCTCTCAGTAGGCAAACCAAATAAGTTTATTGCCAATGGATTTACAGTCCACAACAAAGCTGGACTAATAGTTTACGTAGATGATATCCAGATGAAAGTTTATTATCTCGCAGCTCAACCTCAACTTAGGATTCAAGGTAACCAACTACGTTTTGACGTAATTTAAGGAGAACTATGCCACTAGAAATGTCAAACTCAAAGATAAAAGACCAGAAGTTATCAGATGACGGAAGCTCAATTGATGTTACGGTTACGCTTTCAAAAGACGACCTTACTGCACAGGCACAAGCTTTACAAGACAGAATGGACGCCGATAAAATATCAATTGATATAATTCAGACAGATCTTGATGACCTACAGAGCCAATTGGATAACGTAAACTCACAGTTAGCACTATTTGGGGGGTAAAGATGGATAAGAAACTATCAGAGTATACAGATTTAGAGTTGGCAAAGGCACAGGGCAGTCAGTATCAGGAGTTTATGAAAATACAGGGTAACCTGATAATGATAAATCAGGAGATAGAGAAGAGAACGCCGAAAGTAACAGTAGCGGAGCCGACAGCATGATGATACCCAAATGGGTATTGATAATAATTTTGTTGGCAACTTGGCTGATTTATGAATTGTGTCGGGGAGATATGGGAGAGAAAAAATAGGAGAGAGCATGACTTGGAGCGGAGACGAACGCAGAAAAGGTTGTATTCCCGCTATAATGGGCGAGGAATGTTTTAAAAGACACGCTGAAATAGATGGTCATATCGGAGAGGGTAAGTTTTGGCGAGGAGTTATTATTGCTCTTATTTTAGCCATTGTTGTTCAGCTTGGGGCTTTCCTTATGAATTTTCAGCGACTTACGACAATGGTTGAAATGAGCGAAAAACGACTTATAGCCCTAGAGGACATGTTTCCAAGAACACGAGGATTTACTGGTCCAACGGGACCGCAAGGTATTCAAGGGATTCAAGGAGAAGCTGGAAAAAATGGAAGATGATGTTTTTACAGACCGTGTCAGGGATATGCTTTTCGTAATCAGGCATGGAGAGATTATCGGTTGCCATAGGGGAGCGACGTATTACATTGCTAAAGAGTTTACTATTGAAATGAAATTGGAAGCGGCAAATAAGAAAAGACACGCAAAAGAATTGCGGAGGAGATGGGATGATTCATAAACACCATATCTTAGTAGGTTTGGTGATACTATTAGAAAGGAGTGATCACATGAAGAAAATGTTCTCCCAGTTACTTGGGTGGCTAAGTAACACGACTAAAGCTATTATGGCTTGTTTGCCTGGAATAGTGGCCGAGGTTGAGCAGGCGGCTAAAGACGGCAAGATAACCCCCGAGGAACGTAAACAAATCGCCATGGATAGCGTTCAGGCGGTATGTGATAAGATGAATTTCAAATTGAATTTTATATCACGGTGGGCCATATCTTGGGCGATAGACGAGCTTTGCAAGAAGATACCGCCCGCAAGTATTAATGTTCCAGATGTGGTAAATAAGACGATAGCAGAACGAGGTGTTGCCATAAACATCCCGGTATCAGCTAATTCAAATACAGGAGATTTAAATGAAAAAAGTAAAGAAAGTTAAGAAGATTAAAGCAGACAAAAAACCGTGGGACTTAAGTAGCAAATGAAATTAGTAAAGAAGATGTATGGTTTGCCTTTACTTCAGTATTTATTTGTGGTATTGTTTCCGTTAATAATAGTGTTTTGTGTATTGTTCAGAGTAATAACCGAAAGGAGAATAAGATGAAGCAGTTAGTAATTGTATCGGTATTGGTATTGATGTTTTGTGGGGTGGCAATGGCGGGAACACCGACAAATCCCGATGATTTTCAGACTATTTTATCAAGTGCCCCATCAGTTAAGACTGGTTTAGCATGGGATATGGCTAAGGACTATAACGACCTCGTATCGTTATCAGAGCTTGAGATAATAAGTTATAAAGGTTTTTCAGGTAATCTCGGCTTAGCTACGAGCGTTAATGACCAAGCCCACGGCATATTTGCAGGGGGAATAAATTATAATCTTGGTACGTTGGCTAAATATGGTATCAATGTGCCTTATGGAAACTCTGTTGAAATAGGGGCATATGCAAGCAGAGATTTCTCAAACAAGATTTGGGGTTTCGGGCCAGTAGTGCTTGCTACTAAGAAATTCTAATACTTTTTCTTGTAGCTTCCATATTTTCTACGATTTGCTTTCCCCGACGGTATTCTTCGGAGTCCTCGGGGAAGGCATTTTCTTTATAGCCCATTATTAAATACGCCTGTGATAAGGGTAACCGATTATAAGGTGTTACCTCTTTATGGCTTAAACGTATATCCATATGTACATATCGTGGTATCCCTACCTCATCTAATCTTTGGCAGAAAGAGCTATCGGGGGGGCATTTGGGAATATACTCAAACCACTCTCCTTTAGGGCGTTTAATCATATTAAAGGTTTCGGTCTTAATGAGGGCAAAGGGTGTGGCGGTCATATCTACTTCTTGGACACCGGTTAAACTCTCATCAATTTCCTCAAATTTCCCTTTAGATGTGCCTTGGGCTATATTTATAAGGTTATCTTCGGGGTATTGTTTCTTAAAGGCGACGTTGGCATACGGTGGCCCACCTAAAGGCATTAAGCCTGTAATGAAGTACTTTTGTGCATTGTAGAGCTTTTTGACATCTCCGAACTCTATTCCGTATATATCGTCGTCAAGACGAAGAATGTAGTCATAACCACCGTCCATTGCATACTGCACTATCTCATTGTCTGCTACCCAAGCAAGCTTGTGATACACCGGCTTAACCTCAACACCCTCTTTAAATATCATAAGACACTCGGTGTATAAGCTGATGAAGGACATAAAGAACCTATGTGGATTTGGCTCCATTCCTAATGTCGGGAAAGCTATTAAGCATTTCATTTTTTTCTCCTTGTAAATTCGTATGATTCAAACCAACTCTGTATTTCTGCATATTGGTCTATATCTCTTTTGCTTTTGCCACTTATATAATCTTCAACCAACCTGATTTGAGCGTTAGTAAGAGGTATGCTATGTTCAACGATATAATATACTGGGTGGCGTATCAAGAATGAATAAATTACTATTGTAAAAATAATGAATCCAAACCAATATTTCATAGTTTTTTTAATACTAGAATCCATTCATAGTATCCGAGTATCGGTAATTTTATTTTTCTTAGCATTCTAAATAAAATGTTGTTATAAACATCATTCCCGAAACCTAATCTTTTTAAAACAAAGTCAGTAACAGGAAACCAATAAAGAGTTTTCTTGTTTATTAATATTTCAAAATCTCTTTTTAATAAATCAACTAACTGACTGTCGTGGGTGTATTCAATAACGTGGGTAGGGTCTAACACCCATTTACCTTTATTGCGGTAGAAATACCACGCCCAAGGTTTCTTAAAGACGGTTGAGAGATAACATATGCCACCGTCTGCCAGCATATCGTATATGGCATTTACTACACCTGTTTGGTTTTCTATGTGTTCTATAACTTGGTTACAGATAACGAAGTCTATTCCCATCAAACCTGTGTGTCTTAAATCCTTGTGCATAAACTCTACCATAGGTAAGATGTCTTTGGCTCTCTTGAGTCTCTCCGCTGAAATATCTACTCCATAGATGTAACGTGCATACAAGAGCTGTTCTCGGTGGAGAGCTTCTAACAACGCCCCATCGCCTACTCCAAGCTCTACCAGGAAATGTATATTGCATAAAGACATTGCTGTCCTTAATAACTCAGGAACCTTTAGTCCGTAATACTGTATAAACTTCTTTTCATAAGTTTTCTTATCCACGTTTTCTCCTTGCTCCTTCCCACCATACAGTCCATAAGCGGTATTTAAGTGATAGTTCAGGGCAGTTGGGGTATTTCTCTTTGTACTTATTCATCCATTTTGCATAATGGAGTTTCTTTTTTACGCTTCCTTTGGTGTGGTGATATAGGGGGTTGATAGTAGTTCCCTTTATTCCCCGAAATCTTCTGTCCCAGTCCCAGTCCTCAAAACCGGTAATGTCCTCGTCAAATGGTACCCAATACTTCTTATCTATAAACCTTATGGCGTCTACTCTTGTTTCGTTATAGAACGACCTAAGCCAAGTCTTAATGGGATGACCGACGATTATTTCAGGAATGAATAATCCGTCATAGGCATTGGTTAGTAAAGCAACCCCCTCTTCAAGCAAACCCGATGAAATTGTATGGTCACTGTCAAGGAATAGGAAGAAATCTCCCGTTGCTTTCTTAGCACCGGTATTGCGTTGAGCGGCTCTCTCTTTGCCTTCATCTACAACTATTAACTCATAGTTTTTGTAGGTAGAGCCAACAAGGGAGTGTTTTAATAGTGTCAAGTCTTTGCCGTGGTTAGGAACGATTACACTAACGAGTTTTTTCACGTTTTAACCTCCTTGCTATATGCCAAGCTTTGTTTAAGTCTTTATTGACAACTTTGTCCTTACACCTAAAGTATGCCTGATGAAACCTTACCATGGCTTTATCAAACATATCTGAATTAAGATAGATTATCCCTACTTGCATATAGGGCATATAAAGGGGTGTTTTAAGGGAAATAGCTTTTTCAAATGACTCTACTGCGTGGGCATAATCTCTCTGATAGACATAAGCTATGCCGAGGTTAGCCCAACCGACATCATAGCTTGGCGAAGTGATGGTAGAGTTCCTAAACTCCATTACAGCCATATTGTAGTTCCCCTCGGCTAATAAGATGCGACCCATTTCAGAGTGGGCTCTTGGTGACATTGGATTTTGTTTGACAGTTGATAGCCAAAATTGGTGGTTAGTGGCATAATCGCAATTCCTTACGACCGTCGTATAAGCATAAGCCATAAACAGGAACGCTATTCCTGCTACCACCCAATTGCCATATTTAGAGAACCGAGAGTATAACCACGCAATAAGGCAAGCTAAGATGAGTGAACCAAGGTAATTGTATCTGTCGGCTAACAGCCACGCTACGCCTATTGTAGTGAACGTAGGCAACAAAGTGGCTATAAACATACCCACCCCGAAGAATAAGGGCTTAAATCGCCTATAAAGGGGTATTATGGCTAAAATTAAGGCTACTACGACACCTATCTCCAAGATTAGCATGGGGGTTGTAATCATAAGTGGTTCGTGGTAGATAGAAAGGTGATTGGGGATGAATATCTCATAGGCGTTAGCAAATATTGAGTGGGTAATAATTAAGAGGATATTGTTGTTTAATGCAAGATGATTAAAGAGATTGAACCTCTTGACCTCTGCTACCCTGTTAACTACGGCGTAGTGGCTCATTAAGAACGAATACCCTGCGATAACGAAATAAGGGATAGTTAATAACAACTTTTTTAAAGGTCTGCCTAAAGACAACTCAAAGACCATCATATAAAAAGGTATCACACACATCCACCCCACCATACCAGGGCAGAAGTAAGCATATATTATAAGGGATAGGACGTAGGTCATTCTGTCCCCCTTTTATACAACAACATCATTGTAAATACGATTATTGCTATGTAAATATACCCATCTCCTGAAATCCATGATACATCTTCGGTGTGAACGGGTAGGACACAAAAGAACAAAGTCCCTATTAAAGAGGGTATTGGCTTAAAGAATATCTTCATTACCTTATATAAGAGCATACAGGCAAAGATATGAAGTATCAGCGATGTCAGGTGGTAAGGGAAAGGATTTGCCCCCCAGAAGTGAAACTCAATGTTTCTGACTATACTCTGGGGGTTCTGCCAACTAAACGGAGTAACCAATCCTGCTTGGTCGTCGCTCACAAACTGGCCCCATAAGGCGTTGAAGTGGGTAAGGAAACAGGTAAGGATTATTAATATCATCTAAACCTCCATAGCAAAAAACAAATAAATAAAAAAAGAGTTGAACAAATTAAAATAATTCCTATTCTACTATCAACAATATTTTTCATTTTAACCTCCACCATGCGTATAAGCAACTGATTATTAACAAAACATAAACCACTCTAAACAAAAGAACGACTATACACTCTGTCATATATCCTTCGTCTTAACCATTTCGGTAATACCTGAAGTATCCTGAAAATCATCTCGGTCTTAATTGTTGCTTTATCACTCCATAAATCAAGGTCATCAAAATATTTCTCTATTCCAAATCTGTTGAATAGGTTTCTCATTTTTCTTACCGACGATAAATTGTCTTTTCTTTTCCTTGAATTACCAAATCCCTTATTATTTGACCGATATAAAACGAGAGGTTCACCAGCAATAATCATGCCAGTCTTAAATGCGGCGGTAAAGAGGTAAAATGCGTCAAAGTGTGTTACCCAGGGTTTGCCCATTTCCCAGCATTTAATAACGTGGTCTTTACGAACGACGTTGCCTATGACGTTCACCGCAGAAATACCTGAAGTCTTGGCGACCTTGTGCAGATAATCGGGGGAGATGTAAGAATCAAATGGTAGGGCTTCCCTACGGTAATGTCTGTCCTCTTTTTCTACCAAAGCATTGCAAGTAAATATATCACAAAATGGATAATCTTTTATCAACTGTGACATCTTAGCTACGTAATCTGTCCCCATTTCGTCATCTGCTGACCACGGGGAAACGTAGTCATTAGTGGCATAGTGTACTCCCCACATAAACGCCCCGAATGGGCCTAAATTTTTGGGTGTTCTTACAAGCCGCATATAAGGATATTTTTGCTGTAAATAAATTAGCAACCGCCAACTATGGTCAGTAGAACAGTCATCAACTACTATTAATTCAGTTTTGACAGTGGATTTGTTGTATTTTTCTAACCAATTTATTAAATAACGACTATCATTGTAGTTAAGCAAAATAATTGAGAAATTCATTTTTCCTTTCTACTGTGGTATCTTTCCCTGTTTATCACACATTTACAGTAATCACAATTTCTTCTCTTAGGCCCCACGCCTCCCCAAAAATATACCCACTTCTCTTTGCACCGCTTACAGGTCATTATTAACTTTTGTGGTTGTATCCCCTTTTTAATGTATGGATGACTAATTTGGAAGTTTATCAGAGCCTCTTTTTTTCTCTTGGCCTTGCAAGACATACAGAAGCGATGGGGTTGTGTTCTTGTATTGCGAATGAATTGAAATTGTTTCCTGCAGCCCTCACATTTGGCAAATGCCGCTACCAAGGTCATTTTTTACCTCACCTCCTTCTCCGTTGAGGGCTAACTCTCAATAAGTTCTGTTTCATAAAAATAGGGTTTCTCGTGTGGGTAATTATCCCACTTGTCATAGTCATCGCTTGATAGGTTGTCTATCATCCTTTGGTAGTCATCTTTATTGGTAAGCCAGTCATAGGTCATCATATGCTTATATTCAGCTATCAACGCATCTCTCGCCTTAAACAACTCTCGCAGAGCAAGCTCTTTAGTGGAACAAATCGCCTTAACATCAGTTGTCTCACAGTCAGATACACAGACTACCCAAACTTTCATTCCCCCTCCATTTCGTTCATAATGGCGTCGGCTAACAATTCTGTGCCAGTTCCCTCGTCAGGAGTAAACTTTTTATCTCGTCCTACATAATTTGACATACGCCATAATTCGCTTGCCTTAATTATCCCTATCAATCTCTCCCTACTCATACTTGGTGCAGGTTTATGCCCTACTATTGCCTTGCCTTCGCAATGAGGACAAATATCATTTGGTATCATCTCTGCACCAGTCCTTTCCTTTCTAAAACCAATCCTTTCGCCAGTATCTCACAGGCATCGTTATATTTCTTACATTCGCCACAATTATGATTTTGAACAGGTTTACCAGAGATGGTATGCTTACAGGCTATCTTCCGTCCCCTCACCCACTCGGAGAGTTCCTGTAAGGCGAGGTCAAATAAACCACTCTCAACACACGCTTCGTCTGCAACCTCTAATAATATCGTCCTCGGTTCTTTAGGGGTCATAAATCCTCCTTATACCGATTAATTTTTATCGTCTTACCGCAATAAGGGCAAAACTTAAATCCATTTTCTTCTACGCCGTCAGTAGTAAAGACAAATATCTCGTCATTGCAAGTCGCTGTCCAATTGCTTTCATAATCTTCTACCCAATCACATCTCCCTTTAGGGGTCTTGGTGGTCATTTGCACCTCATACTAACACAATTTACTGTAATTCAAGTTTAAGTTTCTCATAAAGTTCTTCCAACCAAGCTTTCTTAATGGGTTCGGATATATTAAATGCTCTTTGGAGCTCCTTTAATCTCCCCGGGCAATACAAGTCTATCCATTGCGTAAAGCTGTCTGGGTGGTCGTGAGCCCAGCGATGGCAAGAGTTACAAAGAGAAAATGCGTTGGTAGGTAGCCAGCGAGTGCTTAAATACCTCCTTGACTTTATGTGTGCCCAGCAAGAGGGGCTGTCCTTACGGCAGTGGTCACAAGGGCGTGAGCGGTAGAATCCCCCGACTAATCGGTCAAGTTTACCTTTTATGCTCTTACTACTATATCGTTTCATTGATAGTCATTCCACGCATTCTGACTCTTAGATTTCCCCGACCACTTCCCTATCTTCTCCCGTTTTGGCAACTTAATAGGTGCATTTCTCCAACAAGCCCCGTGTTCAGGACAAACGATATATCCCCATTTTTCTTTTAGTTCACGGCCGCAGTAACATCTCTTTATTTCTTCGCTCATAAATTCTCGTCCTTTGCACGCCAAAAACTGTCTTTAAGGATATTGTGATTTGTCTTTAGCTCTCTTACCACGCACTCGGCTTTTATTAAGCTGTCCTCTAAGTTCTTGATTTGTATTTGCTTTGCGTGTATCTCACGCCTTAAACGATTTATCTCCATCTTAACTGTATCTCTATTATCTGCGGCTTTGTTGATTTCCTGCTCGTTGGTGGCTATGTCTTGGGCTATCTCTGAAGAAGATTTCATAACATCATCTCCATTGTGTTTTGTATCCGTTTACGAGCTAAGTTAAAATAATCCTCTTTTATTTCAATGCCTATAAAATTACGTTTAAGCTCCTTGCAAGCCATACCTGTTGAGCCCCCCCCCATAAAGGGGTCGAGAACCATGTCCCCTGTTTTTGAATGAATATTTAATAAATGCTTCATTAGGGCAACGGGTTTCTGCGTAGGGTGGTCATCTAAGCAAGCGGCCTTATTGCCGTTGTATTGCGGTATGTCCTGGTTTATCCCCTCAATTACGTTTGAGCATTTCTTACTCGTATCATAAAAATTGTAGTTTTTATTATCCTTGCTTAATATGATGATGTTTTCATAGCTCGGTCTATATCTCCACCCCAAACCGATAAACTTTCTCCATACTAAGGTCTGGATAAGGTTAAAATGTTTTATAGCTTCCATTGTGAATATAGCGGTAACGGGCGTTTTACCACCACAACAACAACAACAACAACAACCAGTATCTGTTAGCACTCGCTTGGCTTCTCCTAAGAAATTCTGCATCAGGGGCAACCAATCATCTAATTTATCGTTTTGTAGGCGTTCTTTTCTGCTCGTCCTGGACGAGCAGAAGTCTATGCCGTAGGGAGGGTCTGATAAAACCATATCAACCGACTTGTCAGGTATTGTTTTCATTATCTCAAGGCAATCACCTAATCGTAGGTCTAGCATTTCTTTTCCCCTATGAGCAGAATCCTCAAATTATCAAGAGTTAAATCCATTATTGAATAAGTTTTCCCGCCCTCGTATCTATCAAATTCTTCATCTCTGATAATTGGGTCATCTTCTACTAACTTTGGCTTTTCTGAATCAAGTATCCATTCTCGCATACACTTAATGCTACAAAATTCAGGGTTGTCTTTTTTGTAAAGTGTTTCCGGCGTAAGTAGTTTTAATTTATATTCTTTTTCCCGTTCACGAGCACAATTATCGCATATATGCACATAGTCGCACTTATAAACTTCCTTCATCTCTTTACGTTCATTGATTTTCTTTTCCATTTATTTGCATATCTCCGATAAAATAAACTGAAACATTTTCTCCCATTCTTCCCTTATATCTACTATGGACATATCTCCATTGCTAATTAGGTAACGGCTCATCAGTAATGCCGCATTGTTAGCCGCACACATTCTGTATTCGTGGTTGCTTAAGGGGGTTGGTATCTTGGTATCAAGTCGTGGGTCGGGCTGTGGCCACTCACTTTTTAAGGGTGGTGTTGACTTCGGTGGCTCTTTAGCTTTGTTCGGCCACACTACACCATCGCATTTCGGAAAAGCTGAACATCCCCAAAACTTCTTGCCACTCATCTTAGCGGTTCTTTCTTTCATCTCTGCACCACATTTAGGACACGATTGCATTTTTCTCCCCCTTTATTTTTGGTTAGCTTCAAAAGCATAAATTTGCTTTGCCGCTTCTATGTCCATCGGATAACTCTTATGGCACTTTGAGCAATACCATTCACTTGCCGACCAATTATGTTTTGTGGTTAAAGGTTGGCATACTCTATTACATTCTGTGCATCCTTCAGGTGATATTTGCATTTTTTTTCTCCTTTTTAACTTCTGGTGGTATTACATGGCCTTCCTTTATACAGCGGTCTTTATATCCGCAGTAACTTCTACATTCTTTAAACTCGTCTTTGGTTTTAAACGCTCTTGGGTGGGCAGGTGGTAGGGTCTTTGCGTCCCAAAGCGACCTTAGATTAGCCAATTCCTTTTCAACCTCTGCCTTCCACTTGTCGGTTACAAATCCGTATTCCTCAATACACAAATCGTCTTTGCTTACAAAAACCAGGCGAAACTTCGGCTTGTTGAGTAGCACCGCATAGGTCGCTGTCTGTAAGATGTTCGTGTATTTCTCCTTTGCAATATCAAAGCCCTGCTTGGTAGTATAGTGGAATTGGTAGCTATGCACCGACTTGATGTCAATAACCTCGTCGGATAACACGATGTCGGCATATCCAAACACATCTTTAACATCAACCTTGACTTCGGTCTGACCTACAAAGAACTCCTGCACAAAGTCGTGGAATAGGTGTCCGCAACGAAATACCCTTAAAGTCCGCTCATCTGGTGGGTTGCTCTGTGGTTCGTTAAGGCGGTTCCAGTATTGCTTGCGGTAACAATATCCAAAACTGCTTGGCGACCATTTCCCACTCCTCAACCGCTTGCCATGTTCCTCTTGCTCTGCCTTGAGCTTATCATCAATCATCTTTTGTATCATTTTATATACTCCTTTGCTTTCGGCAGTATTGACTTCTCAAGCAGGATAATCTTTGCCTGTATCCAATGCTTGAACATCTTTTTGTTCTCGGTTATCTGCTTAATCTGCTTGTTTGTGAATTGCAGTTCCTTTAATACTACAACGTCCATAATCTTCTTAACGTCTGCATCACTGAATTGTCTTTGCTTGTTGTCCTCGCCCTTTGCTGGCTCTGGTGTCAAGCCTTCGGT